AATGCTGCTGCCTGTCTAATATCTACTACTTCCATTACATCAGCCATACTACCACCCTCTAAAACAAACTTTTCCATAGCAGGAACTAAATCATCTAATGAGTGTATTGTGCTTCCAAAACTCATAGATAGTTCAGATGTAGGGTCTTGCATTTTAAGTAAAATATTTCTTAAAGATGTACCTGCAATAGACGCTTCAATACCTGCGTCTGTTAGTTTACTCATCATTGCTGCTGTGTCCTCAATAGAGAACCCTGCTGATTTTGCAATCGGAGCAACTTTAGTCATAGATGTTTGCCACTTTTCAATATCCATAGCAGAACTTGCAAACGAAACAGCCATTACATCAACCACCCTTGTTGTTTCAGAAGCGTCTAGCCCAAAACCTCTTACTGCTGCTCCTGCTACTGTTGCACTTCTAGCCAAATCACTACCTGTTGCAGTTGCTAACGCAAGTGTAGGCTCTACAGCCTTTTGTATTTCTTGTGCTGTAAAACCAAGTTTAGAGAAATTTAACATTAATTCTCCTACCTGTGCCGCAGTAAAGAATGTAGACCTACCTAATTCCTCTGCTGTTTTTGTAAGCCCTTCAAATTCTGATTCTGTTGCCCCTGAAACAGCATTTACTTTAGCCATAACAAATTCAAACTCAGTAAATGTAGAAACAACACCACTTATTGCACGACTTACAGTTCTAAATGCTCCAACTATAACCCCTATCGCTGCAGCCCCTTTAATAAACTGCTTCGCCATACTATTTTGAGATTTAGTTGCTTTTTTAGTAGCAGTTGTAGTACCTGCCATATTCTTGTTTAAATCTCTTAATTCTTTAGAGTTTTGCTTTATTGCTTGGGCTCTTTTTTTATAGGCTTCTGCATTTTTTTTAGACTGAAATCTACCTGATTTAGATTCTTTTTCTTGGTCTTTTTGAGCCTTTCTTAATTCTTTTAACTCTTGTTTAAGGTCAGCAATCTTTTTAATATTTTTGATTTCTACCTCTATCGCTACTTTGCTATTTATTGCCATATTATCCTATTGTTAATTGTATTGCTTTACTTTTACCTGTTTGTCCTATAACTACATCAATTTGCTTTCTTATATCCTCCTCAATCATATCGTTTAACCCCATTCTTTTTGCTGCATCAAAAGCAACATCTATAAAGAAATACCTTCTAGGAGCAACCCTATCTCCCATTGGAGTAAAGTATTTTGTTTTTAACTCACTAACTATATGTGATATAGATTTTCTTTCGTGTTTTTGATTTTCAAAGACAAATCCTTTTTGTAATGCCCATTCTTTAATCTCATCATAAGAAGCATTTACACCTGTAGAACTACCATCATTTACTAGCCACATATAGTCCACATTGTTCATTACATCCATTACAAGACTATCCCCTTTTTTGTGAATCCTAACAAAAAACCCTTTGCTTAATCTCCCTGAAGCATTGTGTTGTTGAAACGCCAACTCCTCTCTTAAGAGGTCAATATATAAACCTCCTGCAGTTCTTAAAGCATCTTTTATGATTTGTAATTTAGCCATAGTTATTTAGGTAGATTAAATTTATTAGGATTACTAACAGTATTGTCATATCTGTTGTTGCCTACACTAATTGTATTTAACTTAAAATCATCAGATGTTGTTTGAGAATTATTAGATTTGAAAACCATATTAAAACTTGCTGTAAAATTACCACAAGGCTCCTCTTTATTTCCCCTTTTTACTGAAACAATAACGCTATCTTTTGGTTTTAGTAAATAAGACGAGTCATTGACTTTAGAATCGGTAGTTCCATCTATCTGAAGGGCAAGTTGATTGCTGCTTCCACCTGCAAAAGTAAATGTTTGACTAAAAAGAAGCGTCATAGATGTTGAGGTTGTTCCCCCAACTGTAACTCCCTTGCTCCAAATAGAAATAGTTATATTTTGCTCTAACTCACAACTAGAAAGACCTGCAGGAGAAATATAACCATCAACACTCTTTAAAACACAATCATAAGGGGCTATAAATTGAGAATTTATTGCAGCAAACTTATTATCGTAAGAGTTACCATTTACAAGAACAGAGCCTGAATTTGTACTAAATTGTGGAGAGTGATTGAAAGCCGAAAAGTAATCATTGCTAGTAGACTGTGCTGAAGTATACCTCATTCTTACATTATGAGAAAGTTCTTTATTTTCAACTGCAGTAACTAAATTAAAATCAGCCATAGTTCCTAATCCTGAATTTAGATGAGTCCCATTTGCTCTTACATTCCTTCCTGTTAAATTAATTTTTCTCATATCTTATTTTTTATGCTGCAGGATTAGCGTCGTCAGGAGCAGAACCATCAGGATTGAATATCCCACCACCTGTATTACCTGAATTATTATTTACCCAAACCCCTTCAGTAGGCAAACTAGAGCCTTCATTTGGGCTCCATTGATGTAACTCTACTTTAGTAGGCTCATTCTTATGAGGTTGGAAATCTACCACTTTTACAAGCCTATAATAAACACCATCAATATAAACCATTTTTCTGAAATCTAATTGCGTTATATCTGTTATTTTTAAATCAATATAACATACCCTCATTTTAGGTCTTGCTTGTAATCCCAAAACCATAGGCTGATAATATCTGGCGTACAATCCTTTACCTACCTGATTTCCCACAACCTGAAATGAATTAGTAGCAGGGTCATAGTCTTTAGCCCAATAATTACCATAAGACAAGCCAAACTGATTGCTATAATCATATCTATTTATAAATGTTGCTGTACAATAAAAAGAATTATCTAATAGCAACCCATTATATTGGTTTTGATTAATTGAGTCTGTAGGAGCGATTTGAACCTTTCTACTTCCAAACAAAAGACTATTTAAACCTTCTCCGTTTTCTGTTTTAAATCCTTGCCATAATGGGTCGTGTTGAACAGGCATTGTCATTTTATTGTAGTAAAGCATTCTTGGTTTAAACTCATATCCTTTTGGAGAATTATGCCAAAGACTGCTAGTCCATAAAGCAGCAGTATAGGCATTTTCCCCATAAGTAACAGTTTCTCCTGCTCCATAATTTTTAGAATCATATGTTCCTGCAAAGAAAGGGTTTTCAAATATTGTTTCTCCTGCAGGGTAAGTATTAGGAAGTTCTACCTGTTGAGGATAATTATCTCCAATACTATCAAAATAAGCCTCACTCATACTGTTTACCCTCCAATCTTTATCATCTGTTTTGTATTTAAAGATTAATTTTCTTGTCCAATTACTCTCTATAAAACTTTGAACATCTGAAAGATTTCTTGCTAGTTTATGTGTCCAATTAATAGCATCCCTAGGTGGTAAATAAAAGTCGTTAAAAGGCTCTATAAATACTGTTTTAGAGGACTCTTGAGTGTAAAATTGCAAATTAAAAGCGTGTGCAACACCCTTAACAAAATCTAATTGTTTTTGGTCTGTAGGAAACACATCTTGTAAATCGTATGTCCCTCCCCAAACAGGTATCTGCTCATTTATTAATTCTATAGTTACTATACCATTAGAACTTGTCCAATCGTTATATGCTGTTCCAAAAAGTTCTGTCCTTACCTCAACCTGTGTTGTATTAGAAAAATTTATTGAAGGGCTAGAAACTACAACTATAGGAGCAACACCAAATGTTAATCTAACTAAATCGCCTTTATTAAAATAATGTGTAGATGAGTTTGAAGGCAAAGTACCACCAAAAGAGTAATCGTGGTTACAATCAGTAAAACCACTTAAAGCAGTCATACTCTGATTGTCAATAGCACTTATAGGAAACCAATTTGTTTCGCCAACCCTTTGACATTCTACAACTATGTTTCCATATATTGTCATTCCTGATGTTGTATTGTTTTGAATACTCCCACTACCTGACCAATCAGACTCTGCCCAATTAAAAAAATACATTATATTTTGAGTGCTGACGCTGTAATACCCTGCTTCGGCTATAGTCCATTGATTACCTACTGCTGCTGTCATTATTTTTAAATCTTGTTGCTGACCTGCAGATGTTGTTATTACATTTGGAGCAGGTTGAAACCTTGCACTACCCACCCCTGAACCACAAGTACCTCCGAATTGTATAGGGTCGTATGGAGTTTGGTTGGTTACATCGCCTGTAAAAACAACTGATGAATTTGGAACAGCAAACGACCATTGAGCAGTTGCATCAAAAATCTTTAAATTTGCTTGAGTTGCAGAACAACTACTATTATCATTAAAATTACCTATATATGTGTTGGCTTGTTTTCTTGCGTTAGCATTATTGTAAAGAAAGTTTGGGGTAGCGTATAACAATCTTTTAAAATTATCACTTTCTATAAAATTAGACGATATTCTATACCCTACATCATTAAATATTTTATGATACATCTTATATATCCAAACAAGTGGTCGCCAATCCATTACAGGCTCTGCGTTAAATTGATTAGCCCCTAAAAAACCTGTTTGAGAAATATTGTAAGCAACATTATTCATATAATCAATCTCCCATTGCTCTTTAAACATTTGAAACCCATCTCCATAATCCCAACCTGTTTCATTAACCTGACCATAACTCGTTGTAGGATAGGTTACAGGAGAAGTGTTTTCAGTAGTTGTACCTGCTCTATTTGTTTTTGATGTAGCATTATCATTTGTCCAAGATTCAGCAATATTTGCAGCACTTAATTTAAGATTAGTTGAGTTTTTCAACTGTAAATCACTTAAATACCTCCCCTCCATAGTTGTAGACCAAGCAAGATTATCTCCTAAAAAAATACAAGAATAAAGAATAGGTTTATCGTTTAATCTTTCTATGTTTTGAATTTGAAGCAGACCTTTTAGTGAGAATAAATTTCCAACTAGAATCCTACAAGGTATTTTTTCATATAATTGAGCATCTTGATGTGTAGAATTAGCAATATTAAAATGCTTTAAAACTCTATTGTTGTTATTTGTAGCAGGTACTTGGAATGTTTTACTGTATGAACCTTTTCTAGCGTCAATATTAGAGGGGTCATTTACAGAAAAAGTAAGTGCAAGAGGAAAATCCTCCGTAGTAGAAGCATCTAAAACTCCAAATACAGAACTCTTATCAACTGCTGTTCTATAAACCCTTAAATATGTTAATTGTACTTTTACTCCATCATTTGCATAAACACTCAATTTATCAGTATTACTTGAACCCTGAATCCAATTTACACTATAATATCCATAATCACTACCTGTTCCTGCCCCACCTGAAGGCACAATAGTAGAACTTAACAAAGATATATTGGCTCCCCCTACTCCGTGATTAGCCAAAAGTACCTGACCATTTCTATTGAAATTTTTAACAGCACATACAGCCTGATACTGATGACCTTCCACAAAGTCTTGAACTATTGTTGCTCTTGCTGCCCCATTTCCTGTTGTCAGTTTTGACATTGTATAGCCATTAAATGTAAAAGCATCGGTACTATTCAGAGCAGGGCTTGTCCAACCTGTTTGGGTTGAAAACTCTGAATTAGAAAGCATTTGCTCTCCAATCCTTACATTCTCTCTACTTTGTAAAAGTTCAATTCTAATATCTTTAGCCATATTTTAATTTCTTTGTGTTACAAGTGCGTGTGAGTGTGTATATTCAAATGTCATTGTTGTTAATCCTTTTGCTTCATCATATGTGTCAATACTAGATGATGTTATTATTATTGGTACATACTCCATATTGTTAGGAGTTCTACCATCTGTATTAATACCATCTGTTAAATCATCAACCCCTCTGTAATTAGTTTTATACCATAAACCACCACTACCTTGCCATTGTGTTTGATTTTCTGTCCAAACATTTGGAGATGTTAATATTTCTCTTAACCATTGTGCTTTTTCTGTACCCATAGGAAGTGTCGTTAACCTTCCTGATTTTGTTCCATTTACATTCAACACCTCTAAACCTCCTTTATAGTTGCCTGTAGTACCTATATTATCAGATAAATAGTTTCCACTTACAGGAGCATTATTAGAAGGATAAGGGTCAGCCCCACTCGTTCTCCCTGTCCTTATATCAAATCTATTAGGCTCTTTCCTTTGTATTATATCTTTTTCTGCATTATAACTAATAGATTTCTGACCTTTTATAGTATAACTGTCAATACCACCACATTTATTTAGCCAATGTACTCTAAAGTATTTATCGTGATTTGTAAACCCACCAGTTGGCCATCTTAACCCCTTACATCTCACAGGGTTTGGTAATGTTAGTTGGTCAGCCCTTAATTCTGTATAATAAATACCTGCATATCTATCTCCTGAATTAGCAGTCGCTGTGTTAAGCCATCTATCTCTGTCTATCTTAAAATACCTAATCTCTGAAAGCCTTTTACTTACTCCTGTCCCATTTCCACTTGTTATTGTTTTGTTATATAGAGATATAGTATAATAACTGATTTCATCATTTAAAAATAAAGCACTTTTGTCTGATGCAACTCCATTTACATCAATTTCCCTTCTAGTATATGTTTCCCCTCCATTCTCCCAAATATCTTTTACTGCAGAATCTTTATGTATGCAATTAGCATTTATAAATACAGGAGATATGTTTTGGGCACACATTCTATATTGACTTCTAGGCCATACATTAGCAATACTATTTATTGTTTCTTTTGGTCTAAAATTTTGAGTAAAATCATATAATTCTGCATTTCTTACAGTATTCCAATCTGCATCCTTTGCAGTTATCTCCATCCACACTCTGTCTGTCAAGTCAGAAGTATTACCTGTACCATATGCTGTTTCAGGAGGAACAGCACTAGCATCAAAACCACTATTCCAAATAGAATAATTGTTTGCTGTACCTTGAATCCATTGTATAAACTCTGCAGCCTCATCCATTCTAACATCTTTAGCGAGTACCCTAGTATCTCCGTTAGCATTAATAGTTCCACCCCAATATCCATTAGTAGCCCTAGTCATAAAACTTCTCCAATACCTATTACTTGTTCCCCACCCTAGATGTACAAATGATGAAGCCTGACTCCTAACTGCTGCAGGGAAAGCATCATCATAATCAAGTGCTGTATTTATAATACTTATAGTGCTATTACTTTGTTTTATAGAACCTGCTTC